TGTTTAGATTTTGTATTTGGTAAAGCTGTTCCAGTACTCGCTAAACCTATCATTTTATCTAAAGCTTCTTCTTGATCGTAATCTACTTCACGCTCATCAACTAACTCCCACTCTTCAAGGTTTTCATCCTCTCCAAATTCCTGAAGTAAATTAAACATTTCGTCATCATCAAAATCAAACTCTTCCTTAGACATTTTAACGCCTGTTTCCTGCTCTCTAGCTTCGTCAGTGATGGCATTATCAGTTTCTATAAATTCAAGCGGCTGAGANGTCNTAAAATACAATTTAAGGCTAATACCATTAATTGCTAATATATCATCCATTGCATCAGTAATTAAATCCTGATATGGTTTAATAGTAACGTTGTTAAATAGTAGTGAAGCAGTTTTTATTTCGTCTGCGTTGTTTCCTAGTCCAGAATTACCATCTCTAATACCTAAAAGTAATGGCGAAGTAATACGGTGTGATACCATAAGCTTTCCAGTACATTCATTTGAAAGGTATTCGTAATGAGCAGGAGCATCGTTTAAAGGAACATCGTCTATTGTTGTTTTGCTTTCTGCATTGTTGTTAAAAGCAATAATAACCTTTTCACCCCTTGCACCTGATAGCTTGTGCATCACATCAGACTTAATCTGAAGTTGTTTATCCCTATCTGGAACACCGTTGTTGAAGTTAACGACTTTTGTGCCCGAAAACCCATTTTGTACATCATTAATAAGGTAGTCTGATATCTCGTTTTCTAGTTCAGCATATGCCAAACCGCCTTGATAATCCACAGGAGCATAATAATCGTATCCAGAAACGTATCTTTTTATAATTTTGATTTCAGATTCCTTTCCATTACCAAATCCAAAAGAAGCAATTCTTAAAGGCTTATCACTTGGCTTTAATTTAGACCAATCGTGAAAATAATAATAAGCTTCAATATCTCCATCTTCATTACATTTTTCAGCTCTTAAAGTTTGTCTTGGAAAGTGTTCTGATTTTACAACCTTACTATCTTTGTAAAGAACTTGAAATGATGCTTCCCCTAGTAGTTTTAAATCTAAGGAAATCTTTCTTAAACATTCATTACTAAATATTGATCTTAAAGCTGCATACTCATCAGGCTTGGAACTGCTGTTTAAAGCATCTACTCCTTTACCGTATATCATTTGACTAACTCCGTTTATAATTGCGTTGTTGGTCGTTGAATTGGTGTATAAATCAATTAAATAAGAATAGTAATCGTTATCCTCGCCGTAGTTTATCCACTTGCGTTTCTTGTCTTCCGTAATCTTAGGTCGATTGTATGATGCTAAATTAACTATGTGTAAATTATCCATTATGCGAAAATAAATTCATTATCTGTGTCGTTTGAAACATACTCACCGTTGTTTACTGTGTAATCAGCAACCACTTGATTGGTGCAAAATATTTTATCTTTAAATATTACATCAGTTCCAGAAAGAATTGTTAGTATGTAAAAAATATCTTGTTTTACTGGAAATACTGCGTTGTATCTATTGTAATATAGTTCTTGAGTTACTCCTGTAGTTTCTTGGCTGTATACTTGTTTGTTTGTTGATTCGTTTAAAATCTTTACAGTATAAGAAGAACCACTTGTATATTCACGTGGTATGAAATCAATGTTTTGTGCTGATCCGCTTTCTTGTAGTATAATCATATATATACAATAATATTTTATTGTTTTTGTTATTTATAAGACAAAAAAAACCCCTACATTTCTGTAAGGGTATTAAAATAAAAGTTTTATTATATTACAATTTTGATAAATTATATAATAAATCTTTATGTGCAACTTTTAAAGGATTCTTTTCTTGTTCTTCAATTAAATATTCTTTTTTTAAATAAAAATGTTCCCAAAATATTTTTTCATCTTTTGCGGAATCAAAACAAGGAAAATCAAAAAGTTTTTTTAAATTTTCTACAGCTTCGTTTAATTCGTCAGCTCTTTCAATAAAATCTTGATCATAGGCTTCATCGGAAAGCATTACCAATAAATGAACTACGTCAAATTGTTCTTCCACTTTTTTACAGTCTTCAACTGTAATTAAATCATCTAAAAAATTTTTTGTTGTATTGAAATCTTTGTGATGCTCTTAACACCTTTTATTTGTTTTTGTCATTATTGACTTTACAAACGTACAACATTATTTTTAATAAACAAATAATTAACAAAAAAAGAGGGCATAAAGCCCCCTAATTTATGAAAACATAATTCTTTTATGAATTTGTTCCTACTGTTACAGTTACAGTTGCAGAACTCATCCCAGCGTAAGGATCAGCAGCAGTTGGAGCATCAACAAAATTTGCAGGAAGTTTTTCCTGTGCATTTAGTGTTAATGTGTAACCTGAAAGGTCTCCCATTGCAGCTCCAGTGACAATAGTCCCACCAGTTACTTCAGCGCCATTTTCAAGACCCATAACAAATACATTTCCGTTATAATCTTCAACAGCTACGTGAGGTCTTCCGTATGCTAAAAGTTTAATTTCTTTGTTATCTTCTTTAGACAATTTTTTCAGTGTCAAAGTAAGTGTTTGGTCAAAGAATGTTGTACCATTTTCTCTTGAAGAAGTAATAGCTTGCTCGAAGCTAGAATTTCCTTTGAGTTCATATTTAAAAGCAGAAAAATTTCCCGTTAAATCCGTAATTACATCATCAGTGAGTGTTGCAGTACCTAGATCACCGAAGTCAGTGAAATAGATTGCCTTCAATCCGCCGATAACATCTTTACAAGGTTCTTTTCTACCAAGTGTTAAATCGCAAGCCATCTGTTTTTTTGTATTAAAAAAGGGTGAGTAGGCTCATTGGCTCACCCACCCTTTAAGTTAGTTTATTTATTTACTACGAGTAAAGAACGATGTCTGAACCGATTGCGTGCTGGATTCCAGCAGTGTATCTCATAACGATTCTTACATTCTGAGAACCATCGATGTCAGCCATATCAATAACCTTCACTTCCTGAGAATCTGAAAGTAATCCCGTTCCAAAAAATAAGTTGCTTTTTTCAGCGGCTACCATAGTGTTTGATGTCATACCTTGCCCTAAAGCAACATTTATTCCATCAAATGTAAGTGCTCCACCGTTAAACCATTGGGTTCCTTTGTTGTCTGTACCAGCAGCTCCTACGTTTGTAGCAAAGCCTCCTAATGCTCTTACATAAGCTCTGTATACGTTTGGAGCAACATAGATAGTCAAGTCTTCTGATCCGTAAACAGTAGAAGGAATTGCATCAACTGTCAAACCAATTTTTTCAACGACATTCGCAGCGGTAACAGCCGCTCCTGCGCCTACATCATTAACATCCCCATCTGCTGCTAGAGTAGTAAGGAAACCATCAAATTCTCCAGCGGTAGCATTTGTACCAGCCCAGATTGTGTTTTCAGTTTTTTGTGCAACTTTACCTGCAACGTGAGCAATTAAGAAATCGCTAAAGCTAGAAGGTAGGTCAGAAAAAGCTGAATACCCCATAGAAATTGCTTCCCAGTCAGATACGAAATCTTTCTTACACAATTGTAGGTTTACTTGGAACTCTTCAGGTTGAAGGATTCTTTCAGTTAAAGTTAAGGTAGATGTTGCAGCAAAGTCGCAAGATCCGTTAGCAACGATATCATCAGTCGCTACTTTTTTCATCACTTCTTTGAATTTTACGTTTGGCTTGATAGTGATTAAATCATTTGCCAAAGTTGAACCACTTAGAAGCGCTGCGGAAACATATTTTCCAGCAAATTCCCCGCTAAGTAGTTGTGATTGAGGTAGTTGTCGCCATTGTTTATTTATTTATTAGTTATTTAATCTTCTTAAAACTCTATCCATTGTAGAATTGCCTTGTCTTTTTTGGCTCAATAGATTGATTTCTTGTTCGCTTTTTGCTTCAGGATTGTGCTTTACCTTTTCAACTGGTGCTTCAACCGCTGAAAGCTCTAAGTCTTTTTCTTCAACAATTTCTTCATTAGTTTCTTCAACCTTAGACATTTCTTGCTTTTCAATAATTGCTTTGATTTCTTCAATCATTGTTTTAACCTCTGCAAGTTCTTCTTTAGTTGCGTAAGCCAATTCCTCCTCTGCTGCTTCTACTTCTTCTTCAGCTGGTGCTTCGTCTTCTTCAATTGCTCCGATAGATGCTATAATACCTTCTTCTTCAACAATTAAAATTTCACCATCTTCTAAAGTGTAATCCCCAACGGGTAGAGCTACTTTATCTTCTTCGCTAACGATAAAGACTTCTGATCCTGCTTCAAAGCTTTCACTTTCAATTACAGTTCCGTTTTCTAATGTAGCTTGTGCCAATTTTACTTCTTCTTGGAGTTCTACCCCAACAAGTTCTTTTACTTTATTTAACATATCTAGTGCTTTCATACATATACAATATTTTAATTATTAGTTTGTTGCCTTTTTAACCTGCTTTTTTCTGTATTATAAACCATTCAATTCCGTTGCTCCAAACTTGAATGCCTTCGTAAGCTTTGTCTATTTGGTAGAAAGAATTATTTCCATCTAAATTCTGAGAACCAAAAGGTGTTAATCTTGCTTTTGTTCCTGCTCCAAATGTTGAGTCTGTAATTATCCTTTTAACCCTGTTTAAGTTTTTTGCTTCAGTTGCATCTGGTAGTGTTAAAACCATAATTCCATTAGCACCACTCCAACTTAAAACAAGTATTTCAGTTTCATCGTAAGTAGATGTATTTAAATCAACACTTTGACCTGAACTTACTGTTAATGAATCAGGTGTTAAATGATTCACTATAAAATGCTGTGTTTCTTCAAGTGTAGCTTTTTTAGTTGTGCCTGAATGAACCATCGGTATCAATTCAGTGCCATCCATTTGACTAGCAGTTACAGTTGTTAATTGACTAATTTTTTTATCTGACATTATAATAATATTTTACCGTTATCTTCTTGTAATAAAAAGTCTATTGATTCTAAAAGCAATGCAAAATCAGTTTTAGTTATACTTCCAATACCTTGTGCCCTTAAACTACCATCACAGCATTTGCGTGAATATGTGTTGTTCTTACACAAACACGCTCTTTTGTCGCTAGTAGGACTTGAATATCTTTCCATTTAAGAAAGTAGGTTTTTAAGTTCGTTTATTACTTCTTGAGCGTTTACTTCAGCTAAATCATCTTTTACTTTGTCTTTTGGTCTTTCTAACTTGTCTGCAAAGTATCCTTCAATGCTGAATCCTTTTACTTTACCTGTCTTAACATAATCGTTCCAAATCTCGTCATTGTTTACCTTCATTGATACCATCCAAGTACCAACTGGTAAGCTTAGGCCATACTTTCTGCTCTTATCTTGTACCTCATCTTCTATTATCCAAGATTCTACTGCTGATAATCCAGTCAAAGGAACTTGATGTTCTAGTGTTGAGTTGTTTTGATTGCCATTTATAAAGAATAATTCGCTAGCCTTGCGTACTGTTTTCTTAGAAAAGTAAATATAATACTCATCTTCTCCGTTTTTACGGTAAATAGGCTTGTTTGGAATCAATGCTGCGCCTAATAATATCTTTTTTTCGGCATCAACTTCAGCAAATTTAACCTGATGGTCTTTAAGTGCAATGAAATCTTCTTCGATTGCAGGTGATTCTACTACAGAAATAGCTTCAATTCCGATTGGATCATCTCCATCTTCTATAAATAATTCAATTATGTCCATATATATACAATAAAATTTATACTTTTTTGTTTTAAATTGATGCTGATTCTACAATATTTC